TAAAACGGGGGAGGTTTGAGCATGGAGTTGATCTTTTTCTCGGCGTCCTTATATTCGTCGTCCACAATGGATTTGATATTCGAGGTGTAGGTCGATGGTTTTATCTGACGGTCATCAAGAGCTTGATCCAGCATCCGCCGCTTTCGGTCCGGGTCTGCCTCGTCGATTATGTCAGCAATGACATGAGGGTTGTCCTCGTAGCTGTCTGGGTCACTCAACATTTTTTTAAGTCTGCCGTGGGCTTCCCGGGTAATCCGACGCATCGCCATGTCGTCATTCAGCGCCCGCAAGGTGATAGGCGCCTCGACTGATTCAGGGTCTTCAAATTGCTTTTGAATCGCAAGGTATAAATCATCCTCACGCCGTTCCTGAGCCTTCTTGACCTTTTTCTCGGCTGCCGCATCGAGCCTTTCACTTTCGCTCATTACAAGGTCGGTGATTTTGTCTTTTAATTCGCTGTGCTTGGATCCCAACGACTTCACATTGTCGCTGATCAGGTCGAGCGCTTCCTTGAATTTCCCCTGTGCCGCCAGGTCTTCGGCGCCCTGCTCCAATAGCTGCGCCCGATCCTCCATCCGCTTTGCCTTGTCCACCCGGCCGTAAATCAATTCCAACTTTGTTTCATAATCCTTAACGATTTTGCGAGAATCCCAGGGCGCCGCGGCAAGCTCTCCCTGTGCCTCAAGAAGCGCCCTTTTCGCCGTGCCGTCCTGATAGTTCCGGAACTCACCGGCCTCCTGCTTGGCCGTGGCGTCCAATTCAGAATTAATGTGCTGGGCGAAAACCTGGGAAAACTTTGCCTGCGCTCCCGGGCTCAGGTTTTTTGTGATTTCCCCCTTGGTTTTCTCGGCCCACGTTTTATGATCCTGCGTGATCCCGCGGGCGTCCCTTTCCTTCCTTTGGGACAACTCAAACTTGAACTCCCGCTCTTGATCCCGGTAATCGGAATAGGCGTTCATCACATCGAGGGTGTCCTGGGTGTCCTTCCGTTCCTGGGCCCGCCTTTGAAGGTCGGCCGCCGCCACCCCTAATTTGTTTCCAAGGTTTTCCCACGCCCCGCCGATACCCTCCGGGGCCCTGCGAGGAAGCCCCAAAGACGGCCTCATTTGCTGGCTTTGCTGATAAAGCGGTACAGTTGGCATTTTAGAGTACCCACCTACTCGGAGCGGTTAAAATCGTGGCCCCTGCGCCCATCCAGCCGGCCTTTGTTGCGGAACTTGCAGCACTGCGGTACATCTTCGCTTCTGACAAAGCGCTCGACGTTTCGATCTCGCCCCCGTACCGGATAATATTGGCGTCAATCGCCGCCTGGGTGTCCGTGTCCTTCAAAACGTCCAAGGGTGTTCCTGTGTTACTTTTAACACCCGCCTTTGTCATGCCGGTCTTCTGATACCCCTTGAGCTTCTTCGTTTCGTTCTCGTGCTGTGTCAGGAGGTATTTCGTGCGCTGCTGCTGGTAAGCCGCTTCACGCTTGGCCGCCGCGGCATTGTAATCGTATGCGTCGGCCTGATCCTTGCCCGCCTGATATGTCCCATACGCCGACAAAAGGCTGGCCCCGGTTGAGGCAACATTGGAAACGACCGAGCTTGTCAGAAACGATCCGATTGAACTGAACAGGCCCATTAGTAATCAACCTCCATTTCCGGTATGATCGCCAGGACGGTTAAAGGCAACGGCGCGTCCTGCCGGATTAAAACCTGACCCTGCGTGTCGTACCCCTCCGGGAATAAAAACTCTTTATCCCCCGTGTAAAGATCTGGCGGGGTGCCCATATAATCGTCGCCGTCCCTGAAAAGCATTTCCTCCAGGGTGTCGGCATCCTTCCCGGCCTGGAAGCCAACCGTGTTGAAAACCCGGATAATCGCCTTGTAAATTCGCTTGATTTTTCCCTGCATCGACCTTTGGGGGTGTTCCGCCCGCATGGTTTTCATGTCGGATGTGTAGGAAAGCCCCACCTGAACACTGTTGGCCGGCCGTGACAGAGAAATGGAACCGGAAGCAACGGTCTTGTCCGGCTGATGGCCACCGTCTCCCAGAACAGAAACCGTCTCCCCTTCCAGATGGGACAACCCCGAAATGGTTGAAACGACTTTCCGCACGGTCCCTCCTGAAGTCCACGCGGTGAACCCCGAACCGTCAACGTCCACGCCGTCAGATTGAAGCTCAAAAGTTGTGCCGTCTCCATTCGATACGGTGTATCTGTTACCATTTAGTTCGGTCGTTCCGCCGACACCGACAAACTGAACAGTGTCGTCGTCAGAGAAGGGATTCGCCGCACCGGTAACCACAACTGGATCCGCACAGGTAATCCCGGTGATCGTCATGGTGTCGCCCTCGTAATCAAGGCCACAGTCAACCCATAGAGTCTCGTCAACACTGGCGCCGGTAAAGCCCGGGTCGAGCCTTTCGACATACCGCACATCCGAGTCGTCCACAGACCGCTTGACGATGACCCATAGTTCATCCTGGGTGTCCCCGGGGATCGTGGCTACCGCTTCGAAATCCCCCTGCGTGGTATGTCTGTGCCATCCGTAAACGTCATGCTCTGGCATATAGGTTAGGGCAACCAGGGCGCCATCTTCCCTGACGATCCACAAAATTTGGTCAGGCGATTGCTGGTAAGACATATCAATAATGCTATATTGGGCGAACAGATGCTCAGATAAAACAATGAGATCTCGGCCAACGTATTCATAATCCTGATAGGCGAACTCCCTGACCTTGGAACCGGGCTTTTGCGCCATTAGAACGGCATTCCCAACCAAAACAGGGTCAACCGGTTCACTGCCAAACGTGGTTTCACGCCTCACAAGGATGGATGATGGGGAAATGGCCTCATTGTCCGTGGATCCTGTGGCCCACCACTCACCGCCTGATGTCCCAATCAAAAGCCTTTTGCCGGACTTCAACCACCGGATAACATTAACTTGATCGGCCGCGAGGGTGTAGGCGCAGGCGTCCGTGTCCACCAGCGGTGAGGAAATATCAAACGACTCGTAGTCCGTTGTCTTGGAAAACCAAAGTGTTTGAGGCTGGGAGTCGTTGCCTCCAAAGACGAGCCGCTCCTCGAAAAATGTCACCGTATGCGGCCAGCCACGGTAATCGCTCCATGCTGATTCGTACCAATCAGTAGTTGCGGTGTGGGCTGTCATATCGTCGATCACTGTGCAAACGGCGTTGGTTGAATCTGTAACAGTCGTTACCAACACATACCCGGAGTGCATCTTGAAATAAGCCCCGACATGATCAGCATCGAAAAATGCGGCCGAGGCCACAAGGGCGATCCCCGTTCCGGTAACGGCGCCGGCGTTCAGGGTAATGGCGGAATCATTGATGTCCCGCCACGGCCCCCACTCGAACGTAACCTCCGTAAGTGTCCAATCCCTATGCCCCGTCCTGGTCAGTTTGCGGGGCTTGTAATCCGGGTGGACGATATACATAATGTCCGCTGTTTGAGCGTAGCGGATATAGGTTAGGTCGTCTTCCGTCCAGGGGGATTGAAGCTCGTAAATGGTCGAAGCAACCCACTTGCCGGCCGTTAGATCGTCCGCGAAAACACCGGAAGTGTGGCCCTCGACGCACCGGTAAACCGTAGCCGCCTGGGTGACGAAATCGCCGTCGATATAATCCGTTGCCGTTACCCATGCGTCGGGTGAACTTGGGGCCACGATCTGCCCGCCGTCCATGTAGAACCTCAGGTATTCATCCCCAACCTCGATCATGTATGCCTGGGAAACGGAATATTCAAAAGGAATCAGCCGGCTTTCCTTGGCGCTGGTCTTCGTCTCCGCTATGTACCGAAACCCCTCACGCCTCGACGCCCCACCGTGAGGATGAATCTTGAAGTTGAGACAGGTATCAAGGCCGGATGCGTACTTTTCAAGGTCCACCCGGCCGCCCAGGCGGGGAGAAAGCTCACCGCTATTGAATGAGGGTTGAATCAACGGTCAATCTCCGGGTAAGTGTACTCGGACTGATCAAACCCACCCGCTGTCAGCCAATCATCATCGGTGGGCATTTCCTCGTTGCCCCGCATGGCGTCAAACTCCTGGGCCTTGCCGAGCCAGTATAGGTATTGATTGAACGCCGTCTCCGCTGCCTTGAGGCCCTTGGTCCCATTGCCAAGCAAAGGGATGGACAACTTGGACTTGAGACGTTCCACCAGGGCTGCTTGAAACAACGCGAAATACCGCCCCGTGGCCGTTGTGGCCGCCAGATAGAACAGCTTTACTTCGTCCTCGTCGCAGTTCAGGTAATCCCCGATAATTTCATATTTAACGTCCGTGTACTCAAGACGGATATCGAGAAGAAAATCGGCCGGCAGTTGATAGGTATAGTCGTAACCGAACTCCGGGGTAACGTCTGAAACTCGCGCCAACTCAACCCGCTTGACGGAAAACGTCCAATTATGGGACTCCAAAACCTCGTCCCGCGATGTGGGGTAAAACTGAGCGCAAAGCCTGGCGCCCTTCGAAGACCCCGACAAAGACGAAATGCGCTCAGCCCCTATGGATAAAAGCGCCTCATTGCATATGCTGACATCACTGGCCATCGGTCGCTTCCATTATGGATTTGACGTACTCTGGTTTTCTCATATTGGCCCGCCACTCGACTCCCGGATGAAGGGAGCGAAGCTGTTGGACCGATTTGGCCATCAGATCGGGATCTGGAATAAAGTCGTCCTCAGGTTCGGGAAGCTCCACCTCGCGCCCCAGGGCGGCCACTTCATCAACCGCGTCTTTGTCCATCGGTTTAAAATGCCTGTTTGACGCGAATTGATGGCCCTCGACGCCCTCGCCCCGCTTGAAAAGATTCGACATAAAATAACAATCTTCCATGCAAACAAATTTCATCGTTTCCCTCCCGGGTGGTATTTGATGTAATCGGGATAAAACGGGTGCCCGTTGTTATAAACAAGCGCCGACGCGTCCCCCCGATCATAAGCGAATTTAAGCCAGCCACGCATGATGTGATCCTTGACGTAATCGGGTTGAGGCTGGTCTGTTACGGGTTTTTCAATAATATCCTCCAGACGAGCTTCCCAATAATTATCGAGGTCGGTGTGCGCCCACTTGTCAGAATCGCCGTGCGACATTTCAAACTCGGTGCAAGCGCGCTTTAATATTAAATGCTTCGTCCGGCCTTTGCTGTCCTTGGCCTTCAACAAAGACCTTAGCTTGGGGTTGTTCGCCACCGCTGACCGCACCCGGTTATAATTTTCAAGGCCATGCTCTTTCGATTTACCATAAAAATAGCAACCGTAATTACCGAACACATAGGGCCGGCGTTCTTCTCCGCACTTGCATGTAATATCAGACAGTTCATTGCACATTACATCGTGCATCGTGAACAACTGTTCCACGCTCTGAGGGCGGAAAACCACCTTCCAACATGACATGCACCTGGAGTGAACAAGGTTAAAACACTTATGGCAAACATCGTGGAAATACTTGCAAAACATTGTATCCCCTGCGTCAGGTGTCTTTACGAACACCCAAGCGTTCTCCGTGAAGGTGCCCGCCTGCGCCATAATGATCTTGCCGTCCTCCGGCCTGACATACCAACCGGAATTTAAAACCGGCTGAAGCCTCTGAATAACATCCGCCCTTGTTAGCTCGCCCAGCATTAAACCTCCTATTGCCCGTCTGTGATGGTTATTGAAAAGTCCGGCGTCAACGCGTCGTACACGTCTTTGCGGATGTAGACTGACCCGAACATATAATCAGCGGTTGACGATGTGATTTCGAGCCGGTAAAACCGGTCAATATCAATAATTTTCTTCTGCTCCCGTGCTTTTGCCACGGTTCCCGTTACGGTCGCCATCTTTTACCCTCCATTGTGGAGGGGGTTTTTAAGCCCCCTCCGTTAATGATTAGTCGATGTTTTCATGGTCCAGGCTGAGGTAAGAATCTACATCGCCCGTTGTCAACGCGCTGCCGTTGGTCCCGGTGTACTTGGTGTAAACGTACCGGCTGACGGTCCCGGGCGGGACGTAGCGCGTCCATGATGTGCCAACAGCAGACAGGGCCGGGATTGTGACACTGGCAATCGTGGTGGCGCCGGAAGTGATAGCGCCGGAAGCAACCGCCGTCCCGGTGATAAGCTCCGCCGTGACAACTGCCGAGGCCCCGACAAAAACCTCGTTGATCTTCAGGTTCCACTGCATGGCACCACCCTCACCAATATCAGGGGTGATCGCCGTGCCCCAGGTGTTTTTATGGGTGCCGAAGTCGATCACATTCGTACTGGAAATGACCGGGGAGTCATCCAGCGAATCGAGCGCCTGGGCGTCCGACATTTCAAGTTTTGCGTCAAGAACTGCCATTTCTATTCCTCCTAAGAAAAAGGGTTATTAGGTGAGGGCGGATTCGGTCAAAAGAATCTGCTCGCTGATCCGAATCGGGGCCATGTTGAACCGCATGACCGGGCCACCACCGTCAAGGCCATTGTCCAACGTGAAGTTCACATTGGTTTTATCCTTCAGACGAATCTGCATCTGGCTCAAAATTTCCGGGTTGACATACAAGGTCGCGCCCTTGCCGCGGTTCTTCATGCGGTTCATGAGTTTGATCAGGTTGTCCTCGTCGAAGATGTTGCTTGACCCGGAAGACTCGATGTTGGCGTATCGGGCGATACACTTTGCATCCCGAACCACCAGACCGGCGCGGGCCTGGAAAAAGGACCGGTAAATTTCACGACGAGTCGTGGATGTGGTCACACCGGAAGAATTTTCAACGTTTTCTACCAGCGTGTCGCGGCCAAGGTCTTCGTGGGAAATGCCAAGGGTCTTGGCGTAATTCCGAGGGTAAACCATGTGTACCTTCGTACGGCCCCACTGCACAATCCAGATGGAAGTCAGGTCGGAGCCCGTACCACCGCCACCGATGACATTGTTCGTAGCGTCCAGATCATCCATGCGGGGCGCCAGGCCGGTAAATTGCTCGGGGGTTGTGGACGAGTTGCCATAAAACATGGTACTCGCCAGGGTCTGACCCAAACCCTCGACAAAGGCCATGTCCTCGTCGCTGCGGAACTGTTTTGGATTCGGTGCGCTGTCCACCAGAATCTTGTCCACTTCCGAGTAGGTTTCCAGGATGCCGATAGTGTCGATCACCTGAACAGTGCCGGACGCCTCGGTCCCAACACCCTCGTTGATTTTTCTCCAAGAGCCGGAAGGCAGGCTGGAGCGTCGGGTGGTCCGGTTGCTGAAGTAGTCGTTGCCCTCGAAATAGGGCGCGTCCTGCATGATTTCGTTATCTTCGGACAGCGCCTCGACAATCGCCGCGATCTGTCCGTCTGGGTCGCGCCGGTTGGCAAGCTCTTTCAGGGTAAGCTGCGCATAACTCGTTACGGTTGCCATTATTCTTTATCCTCCATTGACGAATACCGAAGCATCGGCCGACCATCTTCGGTCCGCGCCGGTTCCGTCTTGTGGCCGCCCTCCTCTAAAGAATCCTCCGATATCAACGTCGATACCTTTTGGCAGAAGCGAATGAACGGCACGACATCCCCGAGATTGGTTTCGTCGAGCCATTTGGCCAGGTTCTCGTCTCCGAGCGTCCGAACGATTTTCTTGGCCCCTTCCACCTTGCCGTCGAAATCATCCCCCCAATCCTTCTTGAGGGATTCGACCGCGGCTTCCCGGGCCTCACCCAGCACCTTCTCCTGGGCTTCGTTCATCTCAGTGTTGACCCTGTTCATCTCCTCCGCCAAACCCTTTGCCATATCCTGGGGCATCCCTAATCGGTGTGCCATTTCACGAAACGCCTTGCTCTCCTCGGCGTTCTCGATTTCCAGCTTGTAGGCGTCCGGGCTTTCCGGTGCGGCGTATTTGCCGGTCAATTCCGTGTGGGCAGTGTGTTTTTCGATAAACGCATTTGCCAGCTCCGCAGGGGTTTTGTAACCGCTGAGAAGTTCGTTGCCCTGTAAATCCTCGGGCAGAAACGATGTGCTTTCTTCCGGCTCCGGGTCGGTGTTATCCTGTACCGGGTCGGTCGTTACTTCATCGCCCATTTAGTTCTCTCCTAATTTCGGCTTCATCGCCGCGATAAGAATTAATGAAATGATCCAACACCTTATGCCCAAGCACAGGGTTGGCCTTTACCAACTCAGCAAACAATTCGTTTGCGAAATCACTTAAAGTCGCATTCTTGTAAATCCCCGAATTCCCCACGAACACCGGATCCAGAAACCCGCACCGCTCCAGAATCCAACAGACCATGTACGTGCCGTCTTCGTTGTCGGCCGCGTTGCTTATACGGTTCAAGTGGGTCATTTGATCCCGTAGGGCTTGCTGTTCTTCCGGTGTCAACCCATCGCCTCCTCTAACTTGGTCAGTGCGTTATTCCCGTCCATGTCCGCCTGAGAAAGGTTCTTGGCCGCCTCGGTCGATGCCATTTCCTCCTCCATCTGCTGCATCTTGGCTTGCTGTTCCGCTCTCTGCTGTCTCAAGGCTTGAACGTCATCGGCGGACCTTGCTATCGTAGGTG